TACGTACACACGGTGCTCGTCAAATTAACTTGCAATCTGTTGTTTCTCAACAAGATGGCTTGGCTAAAATTGCTCGTGACTTCGGTGAAACTCGTTCACAAGACGAACATGATGCTATCCTTTCTATCCTTAAAGGTGTTGCAGTAACTGAGTTGCTAAATGGTGCAGCTACAGGTTCAGGCGCTACTGGTCTTGGTGGTCAGACTTTTGACAACGATCCAACAGACGAAAAGTATGGTTTCTATGTTGACTTAGGTTCAAGCAAGGCTGTTATTGATGCTACTGCTACAATTCAAGGTGCAGCTCGTGCACAAGGTTTCTTGGAAGCTGTCGGTAAAGGTTTCAAAGACTATGAGCCAGACTTCATGTATTTGATCACTTCACCAGAAGTTTATTCTTCACTACGCTCTGCTAACCTAGTAGATCAAACTCCAGTTATGGATGGTAACGTAGAACTACAAACTATCTTTGGTGGTAAGTTCCGTTTGATCATGACTCGTGCTTCACAAAGCTTGAGCACAGCTCAGTTAGGTTATATCAACGCAGGTGCAGGTGTTAACGTTGCTGGTACTAAGACTTCATTCTTGGTTAAACCAGGTGCATTAGCTGCTGCTAGCTTGGCTATCCAAACTCCAGTTGAAATTGATCGTAATGCTGCCTCATACCAAGGTGGTGGTACAACTGACGTATGGTACCGTTGGGGCTATGTAATGCATCCAGCTGGTTACGACTGGAATGGTTCTACAACAGCTTTTGCTACAAACGCTGCTTACATGGGTGCTCCTTCTGCTGATGTAGATTCTGCAACTCGTGGTTCATGGGTACGTAAAGCTGACTCAGCATTATCATTGGGTATCCTCCCAGTATTCCACAGCTAATTTAAGGGGTTTCAGAAATGGCACTCGTCAAAGGAACAAATAGTTATGTGGACCTTGATCAAGCGGAAGCTTACTTCGAGGATCGACTAGATGTTGCCGCTTGGACAGACGCTAATGACGAGTCCAAGGAACAATCTCTTGTAACAGCAACTATGTTATTAGAAGAACAACCTTGGACGGGTTATGCTGCATCTGAAACTCAAATGCTGGCATTTCCTCGATCTGGTGAATATTTTGATCCCAGATTAGGGCTAAATGTACAATTAAGTTCAACTGCTACAGAAGTACCAGAAAGACTTAAAAAGGCTACATATGAATTGGCTTATCATTTATTAAATAATGATGGTTTATTAGATGAGTCTGGTCAAGTTGTGGATCTTCAAGTAGGTTCAATTACATTAAATACTGTTATTGCACCTAACAAACTTCCTAACTTAGTTAGACGAATGATTAAACCCTTGTTAGTGGCAGGTGGAGGGCGGACTTGGTTCCGTGCTAACTAATGTCATTACGAGGCACAGTCAAATCAAATGTTAGACTTGCTTTTAAATTAATTCAAGATTTAGGTGTTGATGTTATCCTCACAAAGGTTTCAGCAACTTCTTTTAATTTTGGTACTAATACAACTGAAACAACTGTTGAAAAAACAGAAGTTATTAAAGGTGTATTAATTAAAACTACTAAAAATAAGAAAGATAATACTTCCCTATTGGGTGAGTTATTACTTAAATCTGAAGATTTGGACGATCCTTCTGTATATGATTCACTTGAAATTAATGGTCAAACATGGTATGTTTACGAATATACTGATGATGGCTACGTTATCACTGCTAAGATTTCTAAGGAGAGATAATGGAAAAATATACATCAATACAAGAAGCGGTTTATTCTGTTTTTTCATCACCTGCTTATCAAGCAGAGAATATCCAAACCTATCCTCAGAATTTCCAAGGTGAGGTTGGATCAACAGAATATTTAAAAGTATTTATCTTAATCGGTAAAACATTACCTATATATAGTAATGCTTATACTGGAGCAGGTCAAATCATAATCGATATATTTACGCCAGCAGGGGCTGGTACAGGACGTGCATTTATAATTGCAGATATTTTGGACAAATATTTTGCAAATAAAGTCCTAGGAAGCCCTGGCAATGGAATACAAACAAGTCCAAGTACATTGGTACAATTAGGAATATATGCGGAGAACCCTTCGCTTTACAAATGTTCCTATACTATAAACTTTTCATATTTTGGAGGCACTTAATGGCTCATATTACATCAATTGGCGCAGGCATCTTTTCAGCCCTAGCTATCAACACAAACGCAATCACTAACACAACTACGGCTGATACACTATCAGAATTAGTTGCTTTGTTTGCAGACGACACAAACTTCGTAGAAGTAAAGAATGTTCGTGAATTCCCGCAGATCGGTACACCAGCAAACATTGTAAACGTTCCTGTTTACGGTCAAAAGACATCTAGCCAGATTCAAGGTCAGGCTGATGCACCTAACATCGAAATCACAGTAAACTACGTTCCTAGCGAATGGGCTACTGGTACTGATCTAGGTGACTTGGTTGGTGACGGTAACGTTTACGCATTCCAGTTTTCATTGTTGAACACTAAACCTGCAAGCTTAGAAACAACAGCTTCTGGTCTAGGTGTTACTGCAAACTCAAACTTCTACTTCCGTGGTAAGGTTGAGGCTTTGTTAGTAAGCCCACAGTTAACAGACGCAAACCAAGCTACTTTGACTCTATCAGTTCAAAGTGACTTCTTTGGTCCAGCAACTGTAGCTGCAGTTTAAGCTTAATTAGCTGATATGGAGGTCCCTTACGGGGCTTCCATCTCTAGCCCTGAAAATTAACCCTATATCCTCTATGTGGGGGTGTAATTGGGTATTATATAAGAGGTAATAATGGAAGATAATAAACCATTTTCAAAATCTTATGTGTTAAGAACAACATCTAAACATATTAGAAAAGCTATCGATATCTCAATTCGTAAGACCTTTGAAAGGATGAGTGATTTCGATAATGATAGTACAAAAGGAAAAGAGGTAATGGAAACATTATCTGTTCTACATACATTACGTGGTATGATTGATGAATTTCAATCCCACAATAAAGAATTATTTACAGAGAAAGAATAAATTATGAAACATTTAGTTGGTAAGTCAATGACAAAGAAAGTTAAATTTCTTGGTGAAGATGTAACTGTTAAAAAGCTATCAGTAGCTCAAGTTATGGATATTCAAGCGAAATCCAAAGATGCTAGTACTGATGAAAATGCAGGTATGGAGTTATTGCAGTATGTGATCGGTTGTGCTGTCGAAGGTGCATCTGAGTTATCATCTGAGGACTTCCAATCTTTCCCTGTAGACGAATTGTCAAAATTATCTAACGAAATCTTGAGTTTCTCGGGATTGGGAAACGTACAACCGAAGTAGTTCTCGATGATGAATCTATAGAATTATTCGAATTAGCTTACAGGCTTCATATGCCAGTTTATAAATTATTAAAAGAAATGCCATATGAAGAGTTAATAGGTTGGTTCGAATATTTCAAGAAAAGACCTGTTGAGTGGAGAGATGATAATAGAACTGCTCTCCTAATGCAGGCTCAAGGTGTTAAAGAAAAACCTGAGAGGATCTTCCCGTCACTACGTGCAATTAAAGATATTGATGATGATAAGAAAACAGCTCAAACGCTTAAGTCTTCTGGCTTACTTGCCAAACTTCAAGCTGCTGCAGTTAATAACAATATAGACTGGAAAGTTGATTAATGTTAAAATTAGAAATCAAAAATCTAGATAAGGTAACACAAGAAATTAGTAATGCTATTAATAAATTTGTAGAACCTAAGATAGATGAAAAAATTAAAACGTTAGTGTACGAGTTAAAAGAAGCCACACCTAAAGATACAGGTTATGCTGCCAGTCGATGGACTGCAGAGAAATCTAAAACATCAGTGAGTCTTGTTAAAACTACTATTACGTTCAAAGACAAAGAGTATGTAATTAGTAATGATGCTAACTACATAAGTGATTTAAATGAGGGTATTTCTACCCAAGCCCCTGCTCGATTTATAGAGCAGACAGTATTAAACCAAGGCTTTAAGCCAACTGGCTCAATTGTTACTCGCAAGAGTTAGCAGTATTGATACTTCGCCCCTGATGGTGACCCATATGAGGGTCGTCAATTGTCAGGGGTTATTTTTTAAAAGGAGAAAACATGTCTGACATTCAACTACGTGTCACCTCGGATTCCTCCCAAGCGCAAAATGATCTACAAAGATTAAATCAATCTGTTAGCAAAATAGAAAAGACTACAACCAGTGCCTCTAAGACATTGGCTGGATTAGCTACTTCTGTTGCTGGTGCATTTGCAGCATACGGTGGTTTTAGTGCTATTAACAGAGCAAGCGATGCTTTTGTTAATATTGAAAACAGAATCGCACTTGTAACTGGTCGTACAAAAGAACTCGCACAAGTTCAAAAGCAATTGTTAGATGTTTCTGTAAAAACTAGAGGTTCAATCCAAGGCAGTGTTGAAGTATTCAATCGTTTCGGTAGAGCATTACAAGGTACAGGTGTTGGAACACAACAATTAGTTAAGGCAACAGAAGCTGTTCAAAAGGCAGTTACAATTTCTGGTGCAGGTGCCGCCTCTGCTGAAGCAGCTATTATCCAGTTAGGTCAAGGCTTAGCTTCTGGACAGTTACGTGGTCAAGAATTATTATCAGTATTAGAACAAACACCTCGTGTAGCTCAAGCAATTGCTGATGAGTTAGGTGTAGGTATCGGTGCATTAAGAGGTTTAGCAGAAGCAGGCAAATTAACAACAGATGTTGTATTTAATGCCTTGTTAAATCAATCAGAAAATTTAAATAAAGAGTTTAGTCTTTTAGCTCCTACATTCAGTCAAGCTTCTCAACAACTTGGTCAAGCTGCGCAATTATTTACGTCTGAATTTAGTAAAGGTTTTTCTATTTCAGAAGGTTTTGCGGGTAGTGCTTTTAATACTGCTAAAATAATAACTAACTTATCTAAAGATATCCAAAGACAAACATTTTTAGTTTCTACTTATTTATCTGGAGTTGTACAAGATACACTCTATATTGGTAGAGGCGTTGCTAATGTATTTAAAGCAATAGCAAGTGAAGTTGGGAAAACATTACCAGATATTAGAGGACCTGTTGGTTCTTTATTTTTGGATGTAAGAAATGAATTAAAGAAATTTACAAGTTTTATTACTAATAATTTTGGACCTCAATTTAGGGCTTCTATTACAGACCCTATTATTGGTGGCTTAGAATTTATTACAGGTTATACAGTAAGTGATACAAGATTAAGAAGAGCCTTTACTCAACTTTTCAATTCAAGAGATGTTGAATCATTCAGAAAGAATCTAGACTTAATTGCTGAAGTTATTAAGAGTCCAAACTTTGCAAGATTTTCTACTGTCATTGGTGACGTTAGGTCTGCAATTAAAGTTTTCTTTTTAGATATAAAAGATGGTTTAATCTATATAGGACTACTCAGAGATAGGCTTCTTGAAATTTCTAATATTAGAATCGATAGATTTACTAATGGATTAAAAGAAGCTGCTGCTATATTTAGAAGATTTTCAGCAGACATCGTTATGCCTAATCTAGGAGAATCTATTGATGCTCTCGAGAGATTTAGCAAGCGTGTAATCCGTATTTTCCAAATTATTTGGGATGAAGTAATCGGTCATTCTTGGTGGACAGATACTATTGAATCTGTTATCAATACATCAAGTAGCTTATGGAGTAAGGTTAGTAGTCCACTATTAAAATTTTCTAACAATGTTATAGAAGCCTTTAGAGTGATTTATGATAAAGTTATTGGAAACTCTTATTGGACTGATCTTGTTGATTCGATTAATAATGTAAGCTTTAGTAAAGCAAGTTCAAGTATCGCTAAATTTGGAAATTCAGTTAAACAACAATTTAAGAAAGTAGCAGATAACGATCTCCTTAAGGATATGTTTAATAGCACTGCTATTGGAAAACTTATTAATGAGGGTGATGCTGCTAAGATAGCTTCTATTGTTGGTGGTGGTTTGCTAATTGGTATTCTTGCAGCTCTAGTAGGGGGATCCTTCCAGGCAGCTGTTAGTGCAGCTATTGCTATTGCAGGTGCTCAAGGATTACTCTTGGCTGGCGAAAAAGCATTTGGAGAATTATTCGATACTTCTCTAATTGGTAAACTAGCATCTAGCTTAGGTTCTTTTGCTGGTTTCCTAGGTAGCGAATTTATTAAAGCTATTCCTGAAATTGTAGGTGGCTTATATACAGCTGCTAATGAATTTGGTAAAGCATTTTTACAAGAGTTTGGTGTAATAGGAAAAGTAATAAGCTCTGTATTAGGTGCTGTTACAGGCGGTAATCAAGGTATTATTACTACTTTACTATTCGGTACAGGTATTGCAGCATTATTTGGTGAAACAGACAAAGTAGAAGGCTTTTTAAAATCCTTAACCACTTATATTGATCCTTTAATAAAAGCAGTTACTGGTGGAAATGGTTTTGGTCTTTTAGGACAACTAATTGGTGGTGTAGACTTTAAAGCTTTAACAGGTGGTGTTGGTTTATTATTTGCAACCTTAACAGGTAATGTAAATACATTAACTGGATTAACAGGTAGTGTACCTTTACTTATGTATGCCTTCCTAGGTAAAGATATAGCAGGTAAACTAATTGGTGATACAATTAGAAACGTTGCTGTTTCGTCTGTTAAAATTATTACAGATAGTCTTTCTAAATTATCTAAGTCACCAGTATTTGAAACCGTTATCACAAAACTATTTGGTACAACAGATGGTAAGTTTGCTACTGCAATTGTTGCATTTAAAGATTTAGCAGTTAATGGTATTAATACTGTTTTCAATGCTTTACGTAATGTAACAAATGAAGAGAATAGAAAAGCATTTTTAAGTGGTCAAATTGATCTAGCTCGTTTTATCTTTGGAGAAAACGGAACACCAGAGGGTTTAAAGAACTTTGGTACAATATTTGGTGCTTCAATAAAGACTCTATTAAATACTATTATTACACAAGTAAGCGCAGGATTTTCAACCGGTAAAGATATTCTTTCTGATTTATTTGGTAAATCTAAAGTGTTATCAACAGTAGCTACACAGCTATCTTCTGTTGGTGCTTTAATTACTACTTTCTTTGCTTCTACAGTATCTAAAATGGAATCTAGAATTGGTCCTTTAGGTGTTGTTGGTAGAGGTTTATTTGGAAAGTTAGCGTTTGGTGCCGTAATAGCTGGTTTCTTAGCTTTGACTTCTGGTGTAGCTAATGCTGCTGCTCAGTCAATGGATGAGTTAAACGAACAGACTACAGGTCAAAAGTGGGCTGAGTATGGTTTAATTGGAGCTGCTCTTTTAGGTACTGCAGGTCTTGCTAAATTATTCGGTCTTCTTAAAGCTGCTATAGTAGGATTAGTAACTTTAGTTGGTGGAACTTTAGCTGCATTAACAGTTGGTTTATTTGCAGTAATAGGTGGTGTTATTGGTTTATGGCTATTTGGTGAAGGTGATTCTTTCTGGGCTAGTGTAGGTGATGCTGGTCGCAGAGTATTAGAGTTCTTTAATATTCTTGATACCGAAGCTGAGAAGAGAAAGAATGTTCTTTCTAATATCTTTGATAAAACTAAGATTGATGGTAAAAAGATAAACACTGATAGTTTATTACAAGGTGTAGATTTTGAAGGTATGTCTAGCAAAGAGTTTGCTCGTATTGAAGCAACTGCTAAACGTTATCAAGAAATCCTAGAACGTAATAAACGTGCTCAAATTGAAAACGGTGAACTAACAGCTAAACAACAACGTGATCAAATTAAAGCGCAAGAACTTTTAAATAAATTACTAGATGAAGCTAAAGTAGGTATTAGACCTCAAGACATCGCAAGTAATGCACAAAGAATACAAGAGTTATTCCAAGATAGAACCTTTATAAACTTTAGGTTTGGTATTCAAGAAGATGAAGCAGGTTTTAATAAATTATGGAAGAGTTTATTCAATGCAGGTAATAAGAACTTATCTGAATTTATTAATAAACAATTTCCAGATGCCTTATCTGCAATTAATAGCAGGATTAATAGTGTTGTAGAAACAGGTATCTATGATAATATTGCTGAATCAAGTGATACTGAAAGAAAAGCGTTAACTGATTTACAAAATAAAATTCTTGAAGTTAGAGATGATTTAGGACCATTTGCAATTGTATGGGCTAAATTATTTGGTCGTGGTGAACAGATTAATAGTGAAATTGCTCAACTTGATAGATTAACTACTGAGTATGAACAATTAGCAGCGACTATTGCTATATATCAACAAGACAAATTAGCTGGTAAAGCCTTCAAGAAAGACATTGATGACTTAGTAAGTAATCTTGAAAAATTCGATATCAAATTAAAATCAACTGACTTAGGGTTTGGTTCTAAAGATCAAATTGATGAAATTGAACTTTTAGTTAAAGAGTATGAAAACTTACTAGATGTTGCTGACAAAGCATCTCCGGCTAATAGAGCAATTATTCTTAGAACAGCAGGGCAGGTAAAAGGTCAAATTGAACAAGCAGTAGAGAGTGTTATTTCAGGTTCTTCTATTGATAAGCTTTATGAAAGTTTAGCTAAGAGATTAGGTGTTGCATTAAGTCCAAAAGATATTAATATAACTCAACTAACACAGCTTAGAGAAGCTCAAAAAGAGTTAGAAAAGAAAGAACGTGAAAGAGCATCTATTGCTTTAGATAACGTCGATGCTTACAAACGCTTAACTGAAGAAATTGCTTTACAGAAAAAGCTAGTTGAAAGCCTTTCAAAGAATGAATTTAAATTTGGTTTTGATTTAGCAGCATCTGCCGGTATCAATATAAAAGAATCTCAGTATGGTTCTGTAGGTCCAGGTCTTAAAAAGCAAATAGATGAACAAGCTAAATATATTGCAACTTTAAAAGAGCAAAGAGACAAACTAGCTGCTGCTGGTGATCAAGAGGCTGCTGTTGCAGGTATTTCTAAATTATTAGCTACTGCTGAAAAAGGTGTTGAGAGATTAAATAAACGTCTAGAAGATTTGAATAAGAATTTTTCTGAAAGATTAAGCGGTCTTATTTCAGAGGCAGGTGCTCAATTACAAGAAGCTGAGTTGTTTAGAGTTAGTCCAGAGGGTTTTAGAGCTATTCGTGATGAATTAGTTTTAGCTAAAGGTCTAAGAGAACAACTAAATGCTTTAGGTGATAATGACATTGAGAAAGCAATTCAATTAAATAAACGTTTAAGAGATGTTAATGCAACGATTGCTCAAAGATTAGCAGCTGAAGCTAACCCTGTTGTAGCTTTACAAAAGAAATTAACAGGTGCTGGGATTCAAGGTGAAGAATTCTTTAAGCTTCCACAAGAAGCAAGAGATCAAATTATCAACTATGGTAATGATATTAATTCTTTAAATAACTTCATTGAATCATTAGGTGATATTACTGCTGCCTCTGGTAAAGAAGCTATTGATGCTTATCAAGGTGCAACTTTGAAAGTTATTGAACTAAAGAAAGAATTAGATGTTCTCAAAGGAACTGCTGCTCTTACTTTTGATCAATTAGCTCAGAAACTAAGTGGTTTTGGATTTACTGTGCCAACTGAGAAATTAGCTCTAGGTACACCTGATCAGCTTAAGGTTATTGAAGCTCAGGTAAGAGAAGTTGAAAAGTTAGATAGATTGCGTAAAGACCCAGAGCAAGCAGCTAATGCAGCAGGATTAACTTTACAATATAATAATCAACTTGAAACACTCAGAAAAATAACACTTGAATTCCAAAAGCAAGCAACTGAATCTAGAACTATAAGAGATACTTTTGCTAAAGGATTAAAAGAACTTATTTCTGGAAGTGGAAGTATGAAGAGTATTTTAGTAGGAATATTAGATGCCGCTACTACAAGAATAGTAGATACACTAATTACAAAATTCTCTGACTATGCTTTATCTTTCTTAGATAGTATACTTGATAGTTTCTTAAATAGCATAGACTTTGGTTTACCTTTACTAAGCAAACCTGGCTCTACAAGAGCTAATCCTTTATTTGCAGAAATTACAAATTTAGGTGATGCAACTGCTAGTAATTCTCTTATGAATCAATTCTCAACTAGTAGTATTACAAGTGGAATAGGTTCTGCCTTAGGTTTCCTCAGTCCTAATTTACAAGCTGGTTTTGGTAATATTTTACAAAAACAAACAGGCATAACTGTAGATGATGAAGGTATACCATTAGAAGTAGGAGCCATAGAAGATGTCTTTAGTGGTTTTACAAAGAATTTTGATTCTTTATTAAACAGTGACTTCTTAAAAGGCTTTGAAGGTATTCTTGGTGGTTTAGGTAGCTCCTTAGGTGGATTATTTAGTGGTGGAGGTGGGGGTGGATTATCAAGCATGTTTAGTAGTGTAAGCTCTTGGTGGTCAGGTTTAACCTTTGACAGTGGCGGTGTTGTTCCTGGTTCAATAGGTTCACCACAGCTTGCCATGGTTCACGCTGGAGAAACTATTTTACCAACTCATAAGCAAGATGCTTCTAGCTTTGGTAACAGTCAAGTTGTTAATATTAATATTACTGGAGATATTTCCAGACAAACTAGAAAAGAGATTCTATCAATGGGTCCTAAGATCGCAGATATTGTTCAAACTAATTTACAAGAAAAGAGAAGGTTATAATGGCTTATCTATTATTCAATAAGTATCCATACTCAACTCCTTTGTCCGTAATATCTAATGAATCACGCTTTGTAGCGGATTCTTTAAATTTACGTAGACAAGTAGTAAAGAAGAATGCACAACGTTTTGAGTTTATTATTACAGTTCAAGAGGGTGCCAACAGCACTCTCACTGCTGATCTAATGCAAAATTGGTTTAACAAAGGTATGGAATTGCCGTTTAATATTGCAGTTCCACAACCCTTGTATACAGATTCTCTAACTGTTTCTAATAGTAATATTGTAGTTGTTGCTAATAATAGTGCAGGTGGAAGTAGTATTACTATTACTTCTGCTACACCTTTTAGTATACCTGCTGGAAGAATGATTACTTTTTCTAATCACAGTAAAGTTTATGTTGTTAAAACAAGTATAGTTAGTCAAACATCAACAGTACTCCAAATATCTCCTTCTTTAGTAAAAGATGTGCCTGTTAATTCTACTGTTAACGTTAAAAATGTTAATGCAGCAGTTTTGAATGAAGCAGATAATTCTTCTTTTTCTTATGAAAGTGGTATCATGCAAAGTGCTACGTTAAAGTTTATAGAATATCTTTCATAATGGATTTTGAAATTAATTACGAAATCGTGGGTGACGACATCTATTGTCACTCACGAATTTTTCGATGGACTCCTTCTATAAAAAGAGAGTATATAGCTTATATAAAGGAAGAGGCAAAGAATGAAGATTACCCAATTGTATATTGTAATATTCCTTTGAAAAATAAAAAGTTAAATAAATTTGTTAAACAAATAGGTTTTAAATTTGTAAGAGCATATTGGGCTAAAGAGGGCTGCCTCGCAATTTATAGGATGGATACAAAATGTTACAAGTAAATAATGATCTTAAAGCATTACTTCAATCTTCAGTGGTTGTTCCTTTTGTTTTAATTAAAATTGATTTTTCCTCTGCTGTTGGAGGAGCTGTATTTATTACAGATGCACCACGAGAAGTGGTATACAACGGTGATACATATTTACCTAATGGTGGATTGAAATCTATTTCTCCACTTAGGGCAGAGGGTCAAATCTCTAGAGACTTATTTGACATTCAGTTATTAGATCCTGATACAACTTACCGTGAAATTCTAAAAATAGAATCTACTGGTGTTTCTATCAGCATAACTGCAGGATTTGTAGACCCTGAAACAGAAATTATTAATAGTAATTTTCTTGATGTTTATAGGGGTAGAATAAATAAAACATCTTGGTCTGTTGAAGATAATACACCTACAGTTAATATTCAAGCATCAGGACCTTTAACAAAATTACAGCAGATTGTTAGTCGAACAACTAACGACAACAGTCAGCAACTTTATCATCCAGGAGATACTTCTCTAGCCTTGTCTTACGATACGCAAGATGATAAGCAACTTAAATGGGGAGGAACATCCTAATGGGTTCAGTACTAGCGGTTGTTCAAATTGTATTAACAGTAGCATCTATTGTTTACCAAAGAGATAAACAAAAGAAATTACAAGCGAAAATGGCTGAAGAAGCCAAAGATCGTGCAGCTACAAAAACGGTTCGAGTAAGCGGATCAAACCAAGCGATACCAATTATTTATGGTAGAACCAGAATGGATGGTATTAACGTATTTACAGAAGTTCAAAACAACTTTACATCAGTGACAACCCCATCAGATGTAACTAGAATTGGTACTTTAGGTACTTTTTCTGGAGTTAAAAATGAAGCACTTATATTACAGTGCGTAATTGGACTAGCACCAATTAATAAGTTTATTACAGCAGATATTGATGGTGAAGCTTGTACTCTAAGTAAATATGACAGCTGGATTCAGCTAAATATGAATAAAGATGGTGGTAATCCATACTACAGTATTAGACCAGCAGGGATTTACAATGATCTAGCTTATACTACTGAAATCTATCGAATGAATAGGAATGATCCTCAATTCAATAGTAAACCAGTTACCACTTTTTATATTGAAGGTAGAAAAGTAAATACCTTTGATTCCAATGGTAACTATATTACAAATAATAAAATATATAGCAGCAATACAGTACTTGTCTTGCTAGACTATTTATTAGATGATATTTGTGGTGCTGATATCGGTATTGAAAATATTGATATTGCATCTTTCTATCAAGCCTACCTAATTGCTGAACAAGTTATCAGAAGTAATGTTGAGGTAAAAGGAAAGATTTATAGTGCACAAAGTATAACAAACTTAGATATTAAACGACATGAGTTTAACGGTGTTGTTTATACAGACGTAGACCATATTTCAAATATTGAAAAGATTTTAGATAGTGTTCCAGGTGCAATTCTTTTGCGTTCTGCTACAGGTAAAATGAAACTATCATTACCTGATCCTACTAAAACAGTAACACAAGCATCTGTTGGAACTATCGATGATAATGTATTATTATCAGATATTAGTTTTGCTCAAGCAGATACTAACGAAAAATTAAATAAAGTAAAAGTAAATTATATTGACTCAGAGAAAAACTTTGCTTCAGAGTCTTATTCTTTTGAAGATGTAGTTTATAAAGCAGATGATTTAAATTTAAGCTTGTCTACTGAATATTCAATGGAAGGTGTAACTACTCTGCACCATGCTTCTTGCATCGGTAAGGCTTTGTTAAATGAGTCTAGAGTACCTAACTATACTTTTACAATTAAACCCGAGGGCATCATTTATGAACCCGGAGATGTACTTCGTTTATTTAGTGAACGTAATGATATTGATGATTATGTAAGAATCAATAGGATCACTATGAATTCTGACTTCTCTTTAGAAGTAGAAGCTAAACAGTATTATCCTGGAATTTATAATTATGATTTAACCTTGAGTAGTGCATATCCACTTGCAACACCTATGGATTTCACAGTTGAGCCACCTACAAATGTTACAGTAAGTACAGTCAATAATAGCTCTTCATTAATTAATAGCGTTAAGGTATCTTGGACAGATGCTGATGATATTCAAGTGGTAGACTATATTATTGATGCAGGTACACTTAATACTGTATCAGGTCAATTTGATTATACTTCTATTGCTATTGTGCCTAGAGGTATTTCTGAATTTTTACATAATCCAAATTTAGTTTCAACCTATGTATATCGTATTAGGTCAAGAACTAGAATTGGTCGTTTAAGTGATTGGTCAGCAACATCAGGTCAAACAACAGTAGTAGCTGCTGACCTTACAAATAATTTTTCTTTGGTATTAACAAAGGATAATATTGTAGTAAGAAAAACAGCAACAAATACTTATGTACCTACAGTTGATACTTCTACTTTAAGTTTTTATTATGGCTTAACTCGTTTAAATTATAAAAACGTATCAGGCACATTAGCACCAGGTGAATGGACTATCTACAATAAAACAGGTAGTGTTGATAATAATATTTTTGTAGTACAATTAGATGCAAATGATGATGCTGTAATTTCATTTACTACAACAAATGATATTTCACCAAACAGTGTGATCCCTCTTGAAATAAAATATAATAATACAAGTAACACCTTGATGTTAGAAGATGCTACTCTAATTACAATTAATAAATATATTGCAGTATCACAAGTTAATGACGGTACTATTGGTCAATCAGCAAAATATGTCGTAATTAATGGTCCACAAACTTTTAAATATGCACCTAATGCATCAATACCAAATCCCTTAACATTAACATTTAGTGCTGATTTGTTTGGTGGCTTAACAACTTATAATTGGCAATATTGGAATGGTACACAATGGACAGCGCTTGTTGGTACTAACGACAATCAAACATACACTTTAGCATCTAATACTTTTACATGGGTTGATGGAGACTCTTTAAGAGTTCGATGTGTATCTGATGAATACTATGATGAGATAACTGTTGTAAAACTTTATGATGGTTTAGTTGGGGCTAATGCTATTTCTGGTTTCCTAACAAACGAAGTTCATATTGTTCCTGCTGCTGCTAACGGTACTGGTTATTCATTGACTACTGCTACTGGTACTTTTAAAATTTATGAAGGAACTACTGAAGTAACAACTTCAAGTCTATTTAGCATTATTGATGGCACAGATGGTGGATCAACTTGGACTAAAACCCAAAATGGTTTAACTCTAACAATAAATGAAACTACTGGTGTTTATAGTTTATCAGGTAGTTCTTGGACTAGTGATGCTGAAACTTTTACATTACATGCTTTACATGCTGGAGTCTCTTTACCTAAGACATTTAAAATAACAAAAAGTAAGGTTGGTGAAACAGGTCCCACAGGTCCTGCTGGAGCTGCATCAAGAACAGTTAATTTAACTGCTGCTAATCAAGCTATCACATATAATAGCTCAGGTACAACACCAAGCCCAACATCAACAGTTATTACTGCGAGTTCTACAAATACTACAGGTACTGTTTATTATGAGTTTTTGCTAGACTCTATTAGTCAACAAAATACAACAAGTAATACACTTACTTATACACCTCCAAGTTCTTTTACATCAATGCCTCAAACTATTGTTGTAAACCTTAGAGAAAATAGTGCTAGCGGTACAATCTTAGCAAGAGATGTGTTGAGTCTTTATGGTGTAAAACCAGGTACTAATGGAACAAATGGTACTAATGGTCAGAATGCAATTTCAGGCTTTTTGACTAATGATACTGCTGTAGTATCAGCTACTTCAGCTGGTGTTGTATCAAGTTTTGCAGGTACTGGTGGTACATTTACAGTATATGATGGTGAAGTAGAAAAAACAGGTGTAGGTGTTACTTATGCTCTTGTTTCGGCTACAGGTCTAACAACAGCTATTAATGCAACGACAGGTGTTTACACTATTACAGGTATGAGTGCTTCAGATGGTAATGCTATTTTTAGTGCTGTTTATAATGGAGTAACTTTATATCGAGCATATAGTATTAGTAAAGCATTAGCGGGAACTAATGGGGCTACAGGTAGTGCAGGGTCAAGAGGAGCTGGTTGGTGGAGATTAACAGAGACTGCTACTCAAGCAACCCTTGATGGTTACACATCTGCTCAAATTTCTGCTAAATTTTTAGCGGGTATTGGTTTAACTGCAGTTGAAGGTGATCGCCTAATTATTAGTGGTACAGCACCAGCTGTTAAGGCTTGGATCTATACTAGTGGTTCTTGGATTGCACAAGCCGCTTTCTTAGATGGTAATCTACTTGTTAACGGCACAATCACAGCAGATAAAGTAACTGTAACTAACTTATCAAGTTTATCTTCTAATTTAGGAGCTGTCACAGCCGGTAGTATTAATATTAATAATAAATTCACAGTTGATAGTGCTGGTAATACAAATATAAAATCTGCAACAACAGGTGAACGTTTAGAAATGACAAATAGTACCATTAGAGTATACGATACTGCAGGTGTAGTCCGTGTAAAGATTGGTAATCTAGCTTAATAAAGGAGTAATAATGGCTTATGGAATTCAAGTCATGGGGGCTGACGGAACTGTTGGTCTCCAAATTGATGCGAGGTTGCCTAGAATTATAGCCGCAACATATGTTTATATAGGTGGTGCAAATAATGCAGCCTATTTAGGCGGTGCTTATTATTCTGCTATAGCTATCGATACTGTTATTGCGGATACAAAAGAATTAAGTGTAAACGTATCTTATTATGATCAACAACCCGATTATATCAAAGGTTGGCACTTTTCAGTATCTAAACTTAACAGTGCAGGACAATGGTATGCTATTATAAATATAGTAGGTTACCCGGGTTATTATGATGTCTATGGTAATTTCTATGGTAACTATTTTCCTGCCCAATATATCAATATTAATTTAGTAGCGTGGTAATTATATGGCATTCGGCTTAGAAGTAATAAACACAGATGGTTCTATACTTATTGGCGATACACCGCCTTTGTTACAAGTGATAGAATCAGGAACTATAACCTTAGTATCCAATGATGTTAACGCAGTAATAGGTACAGGTAGTTATCCTGCAAATTTTTATACTAATAACTTTTCTTTAGCAAAAATGCCAGTTAGTTGTTTAGGTAAACAATGGGCTTTCTCTTTTTCTGGTAATGCTACAACAAATGCACCATATGGTTTATCTGGAGTAACAAGCTTAACTTATGGTGCCTTCGCAGTTTCTTGTAACAATAATGGAACTATTGTTCCAGGTTTGCTATTTCCTAAATCATGGCAGGGGCAATCTATTTCTTATGTTATATTAGATTTCCCTATTGCTGCTACTAGTGGCTATGGATTAGAAGTAAGAAATGCAGCTAATACAGTAGTATTGTCAACAGGTAATCCGCTGTTTATATACAAGGATGCGGTTAATGATTTGGGTTATGGAACTAATTGGGCAAGAGAACCCGATGCTGCTTTTCCACCTACTAACGGTACTGTAGTAAATAAAACGCTAACTATACCTTCTGGCAAAACACCTTATATTTTAGGTTCTAATTATTTAAGAGATGTTTTTCTATTTCATGAAGGAAATAATTTTTATAACTATTATCCTATTTGTCTTAATATCATGAGTGTAAGCACTTCAAATGTTAGTTTCTTAACAAGATACGCAAGAAGAGCTATTTACAATTATTATACTTTTCAATTAAGGGATGATGCAGGTTTTCAACATGCTAAAATACAAGTAGGATACGTAGTTTAATTAAGGAATTTAAATGACAAAGAAATATGGAATGTTTAACGAGAATGGTTTAATGATCCAATCTATAAACGATCTCGTAGGCTCAGTGATGCCTGAACCTTGGGTTGAAATCCCAGAAGAAATTGAAGTACCAGGACTACCAGTTGGTCGTTCTGAGTCAGGTGAGTTTGTTGTATCACCTTCTTTTGATTATGTTTTTAATAAAACAACAGGTCAATGGTCGCCTGACATCGAAAGAAAGAAACGAGACTTGTTAATACTTGTAAGTTCTTTTAGTCAAGTCAATGATGTAGCTGATATCGAGTATCAAGGTAATACCTACAATGCTGATGAAACTGCACAAGCTAATTTATTATTATGGCAAACACAGTTAGCAGTTGGTGCTACTCTTCCAGAGGGATTTACTTGGAGAGACAGAGCTAACGTAGACCAACCAGCTAATGCTGCTTTTATTAATGGTTTAGCTTTAGCTCTTGCTACAAGAAAAACTAATAATTATAAAGTATTATGGCAACATAAAGCGGCTATCCAAGCAATTACAACAGTAGAAGAAATTAATAGTTATAACCCAAGAGCAAATTGGACAATTCAATTACCCGTTGCAGCAATACAATCTCAATTTCAACCATTTAAATTAAACTAATAATCAGGAGGCAATATGACATTACAAGCTTCTGGTGCTATTGCCATTAACCAGATTAATGCTGAATTTGGTAGAGGTAATAATTTAAATAGTTATCGTGGAACAGTATGGTATACTGATGCTGGTGGTTCAGGTACTTTCTCTGCAGGTGCTCTTGCTATGAATGAATTTTATAGTAAAAGACTTAGTAGCCCTACTTTTAGTTTTACTATTTCATCCCATCAAGACCAAGCTAACTTAAGAACTCTTGCAGTAAATGCAGGGTGGAATCAATCATCTGCTGTAGTAGCTACTATAGCTAGCGGTATTTATATCTATTCTACTGGTGGAACTGCTTTAACCATTAATGGCTCATTTCCTAATGGTGTAACCTTAGTTAATAATGGTTACATTATGGGTAGGGGTGGTAAGGGTACTCATGCAACAGGTTCTAGTGCAGGAGACTTACCCACTGCTGGTACTGATGCTATTGCATTAGGTGTTGCTTGTACTATACAGAATAATAGTTATATTGGCGGTGGAGGTGGTGGAGGTGGTGGTGTAATTCTCTTAACAGGTAGCTATACGTACGGGGGAGTATATCCTGGTGGTGGTGGCGCAGGTGGTGGTGTTGGTGGAAATTCATTTACTTTTGTTGCCACTCCAAACCCAGTTGGTGTTGGTGGTGCAGGTGGTGGTCTTGGTGGTGCAGGTGCCAATGGTAGTTATGGTGTTAGTGGAACAAACTATTACTATACTGGCGGTGGTGGAGGTGGTCGTATTATGCCAGGAAGTTCAATTACTCAAGCGGCTCTTCTAACAAATGGAACAGCGCCTACTAATCCTGCTTTAGGTGGTCAAGCTGGTGGAACAGCACAATGTTTTAGTTCTGGTAGTAGTAGTATAGGTGGAGGTGGGGGTTCTTCTGGAAGTGCAACTATAACAATTGCTGCTAATGCTGATAATTATCAACCAGCAGGTGGGGGTGGTTGGGGAGCTGCAGGTGGAACAGCCCTCGGAGGAAGAAATGGAACTCCTATTTATCCTGTTACATATACATTACATAGTGGTGGTGCAGGTGGTTACTGTGTTAGAACAAACGGTTATTCCGTTACTTGGAGTGCAACTGGTACAAGATATGGTGGTATAGGATGATAACAAAAATAGCAATATTAGATCCTAGAAATGGACAATTTACTTATGTTGATAATTTAGAAGAGGCACAAGAAATTCATGCAAAACAAGCTTTTGAGATGTATATGAATTATATAGGTAAATGTTTTTATGCTAAGGTAGAGATTGATGAAAATGGTTGGGAAAAATGGACTACTAAGGAAGATTATGGTACAGAGTTACCAAAACATTATATTGAAAAATTAAAAGAGAAATTAAATAATGAAAATTTATAATTCACCTAGTATAGAAACTAAACAATGGAATAATGTACAAGATTTTGCTGATTGGTATGTAGAAAATAAACTACCATTATTTATACCAGTTAATGCTGAAGTTTTTTGTACAGATGATGCTACTTCTATCTGTTTATTTAGAAGTGGTCAATTTCAAGTTGAATTGTATTTAATTCATCCTACCCCAAAAGTTCCTATACATGAACACCCAGGGGTTGAAGTTATTAAAATGAGAATGACAGAGAGTGTACAAGACTCTTCAGGTTTAATAGAAATACAAGATAATTGGATAACTGCCGCTTCTCCTTTAAAAGATGGGCAGGCACATGGAGAAGGTATGGTAATGGAAGCCGCAATTAAAGGTTTTCCACTTTTTGCAGTACAACACTGGAAAGATAAAGAACCAAGTACAATCTCTTCGGCTTGGAAGGGTAAAACGGTTGGTCCAAAACATGAAGCTTTAATTAAAAGATTTAATCCTAATGCTTTAGTTTTAGAGGGTTATGCAGATATCACAAAACCTAAAGATTATTTACAAAAATTATTGGAGAGTGGAGATGTATAAATGCCTTAGTAAAGACGGTTACATCGATTGTGAAACAATTGAAGAAGCAAAAACAATATATAAAAATATTTTTGATAAGTATCTAACAGAAACTACAAAACCAAAAGAATATAAAGCAAGTAGCAATCAACCATGGGATTCTGATAAAGAAATTGCAGAATTATTTTATGAAAACTTTTTTGGATTTAAGTGTATTTCAAATTTAGAACATACAAATTTTGAATTAGAATCTGAAAGTATTATTGCTAGGTGTTTCTTTTTTGACAATGGTACTAATCATAACTTAATAAAAGTTAGTAATGGTGTTGTTAATGAAGTATATCAAAAATATCCTTTTGGGCATGAACGCTATTCTTTTACATATAATTTACAAACAAAAGAACTGGTATATTACTATAAATTAGTACAAGAAAATTCTAAAGTAATAGCTATTAAATATGATATTGCTACGGACTTACCATTATCCGAAACTTACTTAAGTGAAGAATTACCTGAAAAATACAATAGTGTTTATAGTAAATATCCTGAAATTTTTAACTTTGTTTTTAGGCACGGAACTAGACCATATGGTTATATGGTAGAATACAATGAACAACCTTTATTAGAAATTAATGAAAATTATAATACTGAATTAGAAAATTTAATTAATGAAATTAGAGCTAAAATTATTGTAATAAAAGAAGGTATAAGTAATGAAACATATTTATATGAGACAGAAACTATAGACACATCTGATTGGTAAATATTATGCTAGAATACGAATATATTAAAAATGGAAAAGAAACTATTGTACTTAGCCATGACGGTATTGGTTGTGTTTCTTTATGGAAAAATTTTCCAGATAAGTTATCTAAGGAAACAGGTTATTCCGTATTAGTTTACTCTAGATATGGTCATGGTAACTCTTCACCTGCTACAGAGGAATTTTCATTTGATAACGAAGTTGAAGTACTACATGATTTAATAAATAAATTAAATATAAATAAACCTATTATTTTTGGTCATAGTTGTGGATCAGTAATAGCGATGCATTATGCTGTTAAATACCCTGTGAAGAAACTATTACTAACAGCAGGATATCTTAAGTATGATCAGTCTATGGTAGATTCTTTAAATAAATTAAGAGAACGATTAGAGGCAGGTGGTATGCCAGAGTTATCTAATGCACACAAAGATGTAGATAGCATGTTTTATCCTTGGTACAAAAGGTGCACTACTAGTAGTTTTGAGGATGAATCTATTTTTAATGTAGCAAAGCAGATTACCTGCCCTGTTACTCTTGTTAAATATAATAAAGACCCATATTCTTCTCCATTACAAACTAGACTAATGGAAGAAGCAATTCCTCAATTAGATTTAATTTTAATAACAGGTAATAAGCATACTGTGCATAAACGAAATCCAGAGTTACTGATTGAGTTATTAAAATGAATATAATAAATAATATATTTAGTAATAAAAATAAAATAGCTATAGTAACAGACAATCAAGAAATAACCTATAAAGAATTAGAAATACTAGTTAATAAAATGGCTAATAACTTGATATCTAAAGGTTATAAAGGTAAAAGTATTTTATTACAAGATGATAATACTCTTGGATTGGCTATTCTATGGCTAGCTATCATAAAACTCGGTGGCGCACCTCTTATAGTATCTAAATTACATACTCTTAATCAAATTAATAACTTTATAGAACAGGTTGATATTGAGATAATTATTTCTTCTAATAATATTTCTCAGTTATTAACTGAGTTAAATAATTTTGAGAGCCATTGTGATACTGTTGACTGTAACAAAAAAGATATTTGTTTATATACATTGTCTTCTGGAACTACAAAAGAATATTCAACTGTAGTTTCACATACACAGGAGTCTACTATATTTGCAGCACAAACAGGAATTAATTGTTTTGAAGCTACTGCGAATGATGTTTATTATGGTACTGCTAATTTAGCTTTTAGTCTAGGTTTAGCTTATGGTTTAGTTACTTCACTTTATTCAGGAGCTACAACTTTATTACTTAGTAAGAAATCTGTATTAGAAACCTTAGAAATAATCAATAAATATAAAGTTACTTTGTTCTTTTCTTCTCCGTTATTCTATAAAGAAGCTTCTAAAAATAATATTACTAATCTTTGTAATTCGTTAAGATATTGTGTTTCCGGTGGGGATATACTAAATGAAGATCTTCGAGCCAATTGGAAAAATAGCTCTAATAAATATTTAACAAATATTATGGGAACTGCAGATTCTTTATTTTTGTTTGTAGCATCAAAAGAAGGGATTACGCCTAACAACTCTTTAGGTAAACTATTGCCTGGTTATAAAGCAGATATTATTAATGGAAAATTAAATATTACTTCTCCATTTAAAACATTTGTAACAGGAGACTTTGCTAAATTGATAGATGACAATCTTTATTATCTCGGTAGAGCAGATGACTTAATTATAACATTTCATGGAAAAGTTCACCCCTCAGAGATAGAAGATATTATAAGTAAATCAGGTATTGTAAAAGATGTATTTGCATTACCATATAAAAAGATGGGTGCAACATTTGTAAAACTACTTGTAGTTAAAAACGAAAAAACAACAGAAGAAACTTTAAGAGATTTCTGTAAGAAAAATTTACCCTACTATTTAATACCTAAAAAGATTAAATTTGTAGATAGTTTAAAAAGAACCTTTAGTGGAAAACCACAAAGAGGTTTATCAGATATATAAGGATTTTATGAAATATAAAGATACACAAGCAAGAGCCTTATCAAAAACAGCAACTTATAGAGTTGGTGGTTCTTTGATTATGTTCTTTTTAATTTTGACTATGCTTGGTCAAGACAGTTGGACAGCCTTTAATATGGTTTGGAAAATCTCTATTATTGGTGCAGTTACATTCTATATTCATGAAGTGATTTGGGGTAGGCTGCAATTTAAAAAGGTAGGTGCTTATGAGCAACCTTTGAGATCAATCGTTAAAACAGCATCATGGAGAATTTACTCTTTCTTGATTTTAGCTTTCCTAACATGGTTCTTATCAAAAACATCAGCAGGTGATAGTTTAGTTTATTCTGCTGTATTAAATATTTTATTATTAGTTTTTCATTATGTTCACGAACGTTTATGGAACAAGACAAGTTGGGGTAAATATGCCGTTTAAATTATTATTAGTATCATTTCTACTATTCACATCGTCTGTATTTGCACAGACATCTTTAATGGTTTCTTATGGTCATCGTGTTATCGATGCTAACCATTCAGAAAATAAACAAAACACCATTGGTATCAGAACAAAAATTGCAGATAATTTATTCGCAGATTTTGGTTATGGTAATGATATTGGTTTAGTATCTAATGTAAAGACATTAAGAACAGAAGCCGGACTTAGCACAACTTATAAACAGCTATTTGCTAGAGTATCTGTAGGTGAAAAGAAAGTAGATAGAGTACAAGGTATTTACTATTATACAGCAGAAGCTGGGGTGGCTATCCCATTAACAGAATCAATTACAACAAAAGTATCTTTCAGAGCTAGAGATGCTTTTAACAATGTAGATAAGGATCATAGCAACACTATGAGGTACGCTATTTCTTATCGACTTACTAAACAAGATATTTTAGAACTAGGTTATGACAATTTAAAAGGTCATGGTGGTTCTAATATCACAACTTATAAATATATTAGAAATTTCTAGAAAATACTAACGTCTAAATAAAAGACTTCCAAACTACTCCATCTGAGGATCGAGAAAGGAAATCATGGCACGATCAAAGATAACATCATCATCAAAAGACTTGATTAATGATAATGGCGCAGTACTTATCTCTGTAATCCAAGGTGAACAAATTCATCTTGAGTTAACATTAAGTTGGTTAACAAATTTACAAGGATATGCAGTTCAAGCAAAAGTACAAGAGGGTAAAAACGATGGTTTAGGAAATAAACCAACTTTAGTACAACCTAGTGGTGTAGTAACAACATTACCGTTGTTAAACCCACTTATTACAGATAATATTATTACACTAGTAATTCCTCAAACATTAGGCGCTACTTGGTCTGTTCAACCTACACCTGATAAACCTGTTTATGGTTTTATTGAATTAGAAGTATCTGATACGGGTCTTGGTAATCAACAGCAAATCTGGAAGCCTTTTAGGGGTCTTGTTGAAGTTAGATATTCACCAACTGAAGCGAGTTAACTATGACAACATACAAGGTTATTTCGCAAGCTGACACGAATAGAGTAGAGGTAAAGAAAGTAGAATACAAAGTTTCTTTATCTAGAACAGGTGGTCAGGGTGCTTCAAATAATGGCACAATCCTTGGTGGATTAGCAGTATTACTCAATAATGTCGAAGAAGGTGATGTACTCACTATCGAAGGAAATCAATGGGTAAATACAAGAAGAACAAACTTAACAGACGGAGGTAATTTCTAATGTCAAACAAATTAAGAATTAAACGCAGAGCTTCAGGCTCTCCAGGTGCACCTACGTCTCTAGAGAACGCAGAGTTAGCATTTAACGAAGTTGAAGAAACGCTTTACTATGGTAAAGGCTCAGGTGGTGCAAATGGCACAGCTACAACAGTAGAAGCCATTGCCGGTAAAGGTGCTTTTGTTGATAAAACAACTAATCAAACAGTTACTGGTATTAAAACCTTTACACAAGAAATTCAAGGTGATATCTCAGGTACAGCAGGTACAGCAGATAAGCTAACTACTGCTAGAACAATTAGCCTTTCTGGTGAAGTTGCAGGTACAGTAGAGTTTGATGGTAGTGGCAATGCAAATATTGTAACTACAATTCAAGCTAACTCAGTAGCTCTTGGTACAGACACAACAGGTAATTATGTAGCAACCGTTGCAGATGTAGGTAATAATAATCTATTAGTAACAAATTCAGGACAAGAATCAGCAGATGTAAAATTAGATTTATCTAATACAGGAGTAACTGCTGCTACCTACGGTTCAGCAACAAAGATTCCTACAATTGCAGTTGATCAAAAAGGTCGTATAACTCAAGCTGGTGAAGTTGATGTAGCTGGTTCATTACAAATTGCAGGTGATGCTGGTACAGATAGTGTTGCACTATTAGTAGACACATTAACGTTTACTGGCGGTGAAGGTATTGATACCTCAATCACTAATAATACTGTAACAATTTCATCAGAATTAGCTACATCAGAAAACAAAGGTGTTGCATCTTTTTACATAAATGATTTTACTGTTAATACTGGTGTTGCTAGATTAAAAGATACTGTTGCTAAAGAATTCGTAGTTGATGATGGTAGCGTATATCCAAATGGTTATGCTGTTGCTCTTTTTGGTGGTGAGGGTATGAATGTAACTGGTAGCGGTAATATAATTACTGTTTCTGGTGAAGATGCTTCTACTACAAATAAAGGTGTTACATCTTTTGCTTCAGAAGATTTCGATGTAACTAGTGGTCATACGCATGTAAACAACACTATTGCTCGTTTAGCAAGTCCTGCTTTTTCAGGTACACCTACAGCACCTACAGCAACTCAAGGAACAAATACAACTCAATTAGCTACTACTGCTTTTGTTAGAGCAGAAGTTGCAGCTTTGGTTGATGGTGCTCCTGTTTTGTTAGATACATTAAACGAACTAGCAGCAGCTTTAGGTGATGATCCTAGTTTTGTTACAACAGTGACAACACAAATTGCTACTAAATTAACAGCAGCTAATAACTTATCTGATTTAACAGATGCAACAACTGCTAGATCCAATTTAGGTTTAGGTTCTATGGCTGTTCAGAATTCAAATAACGTATCGATTTCTGGTGGTTCAATTACAAACTTAACTACTTTTGATGGTAATACTATTGACGGTGGCGAATACTAATAATTAAATTCCTGCTCTATAGCAACGAAAGGAAGCCACATGGCAAATAATATTAAGATAAAGAAATCGGCAGTAGGGGGTAAAGTACCCCTTACTACCCAACTTAATCTAGGTGAATTAGCTGTTAACACACATGACGCTAAAATCTTTTTAAAGAAAGATGATGGCACAGAATCTGTATTTGAATTAGGTTCTGATAAGTTAAAGGCAAGTAATAATTTATCTGATTTAACAAGCGTATCTGATGCCCGTGTAAATTTGGGCATTGGAGAATTAACTGCTGATATGACAGGTTTCATGTCTAGAACTGATACAGCTATTAGTTTTAATAATTCAACAAGAACACTTACATTAACACCTACAGGTACAGTTAATGTCTACTATCGTGGTAAAACAATTGCGATTAGTTCTAATAAGACAATTCAAATTGCAAATTCTAGTGGTGGTCACTATATTGCTCTTGATCCTGTAACAGAACAGCTAGAAGATGTAGGTGACAATCCAAGTATTAAAGAAGATTTATTAGTAGCATATATTTATTGGGATGCAACAAATAGTAAAGCAATTATTGTAGGTGATGAACGTCACTCAGTACAAAGAGATACACAGTGGCATTATTCACAACATAGAGACATCGGTGCTATTTGGAGATCGGGTGGTGCCTTAAGTTATACACTAAACAGCGACACTGTTACTATTGCTGTAGCTGCACCTGTTAATATTGCAGATGAAGATATCAATCATGATATTACACATTCTGCTACACCCGATGGTTCTTATAATCAAATTTTAGAAGGCATAGCTTCTTTACCTGTATTATATTTAAACGGTACTGGTTATGTAGAAAGAACAGCCGCTACAGACCCTTGGGTTCCGGGTACTTCTCATGCTAGATATAATCCTATTACAAACGGTTCTGGTGCTTTAGCAGATGCAGGTAATAATAAATACCTGTCTTATTGGTTAATTGCAACTAATGATAAGAATCAACCTATTAAATTAGTAATGGGTCGTTATATATCTAATAACGTTGATAATGTATACGCAGAATCATTTGAAGACTACGGGTTACCTCTACCTGAATTAGTTCCTATGTATCAAATTGTTTTACATACAGGTTCATATGCTAATGCGGCAGGTGTTCAAATTGCAGGTGTTCGTAGATTAACTGCTCAAGCAGCTAACTCACTATCTTTTAGTGCTACTAGCCATAATGCTTTAACAGATAAGTCTTTATCAGATCAACACCCTATTAGTTCTATTACTGGTTTACAAACAGCATTAGATAATAAACTAAATAGTATTGAAAACTATTCTACAATTACCACAGTAGATGGTGCAAACGATTATGTATTGGTTCTTGATGCAACCGATAATACAGTAAAGAAATCAACAGTAGCTAATGCAGCTTTAGTTGGTCCAACCGGTCCTGCTGGCGCTGATGGTATGAATGGCGCTGATGGTTTAAATGGTATTGATGGTACAGATGCTTTATGGAATTTTACTGGTGCTTATGGTTTAGGTACTCCATACGCAGTTGGTGATGTAGCAACTTATGATGGACAAACTTGGTATCGTATTAATTCTAATGGTGGTAACGTTGGTGATACACCTTCAGAAGGAACATTTTGGACATTAATTGCAGCACAAGGCGCAGTTGGTGCAACAGGTCCAACTGGAGCAGACGGTGCAGCAGGCGCTAATGGCATAGATGGTATTAATGGTCTGAATGGCATAGATGGTATTAATGGTCTGAATGGCATGGATGGTGCCCCTGGTGCTAATGGTGCTGATGCTATATGGTATTGGAAAGGCGCATTCTCTTCTAGTACTTCTTATATCGCAGGTGATATTGTTACTTACGCAGGTAATACTTGGCGTAGAAATGATTTTTATCCAGAGTTTGATAATCCATCAGTGAGTGGAACTACACCAGGTACATTGTGGTTGGGTGTAGTGATATGGGATTTAATAGCTGCTAAAGGCGAGATTGGTCTTGATGGTTCTGATGGTGCTGATGGTCCTGCTGGTTCTAATGGCATGGATGGTATAGATGGTGCTTCTGCATATGAGATAGCAGTTAGTAATGGCTTTGTTGGAAGTCAAACAGCGTGGTTAGCTAGTTTACAAGGCATGGATGGATCTGATGGTCCTGCTGGTAGTGATGGCTCTGATGGTGTTGATGGTGCTGATGCTATGTGGTATTGGAAGGGTCCGTATAATGGTAGTATTGCTTACATAGAGGGTGATCTTGTTACACGAGGACCAGATAGTGCACCTACTGGTACAACTTATCGTAGAAACAGCTTTAATTCAGGTGCCGTTGTTGGGGTTGTCCCACCAAATGTAACATATTGGAGCGTAGTAGCAGCACAAGGTGATACAGGTGCTGATGGTCAAGATGGCGCTGATGGTGCTCCTGGTCCCACTGGATCACCTGGACCAACAGGACCTCAAGGTATACAAGGGTTAACTGGACCAACAGGACCTCAAGGTTTACAAGGATTAACTGGCGCTACTGGCGACACTGGACCTCAAGGTATACAAGGTTTAACAGGACCTACTGGTTTAACTGGACCTGCAGGACCCACAGGACCAACAGGCTCTATTGGACCTACTGGACCGCAAGGTGCTGCTGCTCCATGGGTTAAAGTTACAGGCAATACAACTGCTGTTTCTAATGCTCAATATCTTGCTGATACTTCTGCTGGTTCATTTACAATTACCTTACCTGCTTCTCCTGTACTTGGTAGTGTTGTTGTAATTACAGACGGTGCTAATTGGACAACTAATAATTTAACTATTGCCAGAAATGGGAAAACAATTGAAGGTATAGCTGAAGATCTAGTTGTTGATGTAGGACAAACCACATTACAAGTTATCTATGATGGGTCTACTTGGCAAGTAATTGCTAACGTTGGTGCTAAAGGTGCAGCAGGACCTACCGGACCAACTGGACCTCAGGGATTAACTGGACCTACCGGTCCGACAGGACCTACTGGTGCAGCTTCAACTGTTGCTGGACCTACCGGTCCGACAGGACCAACAGGACCGACTGGACCTACCGGACCAACTGGACCTCAAGGTATTGTTACAACAAACTTTACAGTTACTCAAGTTGGAAGTGTTTTAAAATTCAATTATAACGGTACACCTGTATTCTCTATTTCATCTACTGGAGCAATTATTGCTGCAAATGATGTAACAGGTTTTGGTACACCTTAATAGTGGATTAATAACTTAAACAATAATAAATAAAGGAATTTACTAATGACAACTTTAAGTTCATTAATCAGTAGTGCTTTAAATGGTGCTACTGGACCTACGGGTCCCACAGGACCTACTGGTTTAACCGGTCCGACAGGACCTACTGGACCTCAGGGAATACAAGGCTTAACTGGACCCACAGGACCAACGGGGGCAGCTTCTACTGTTGCTGGACCCCCAGGACCTCAAGGTTCTACAGGACCAACAGGGGCTACAGGTCCCACAGGAGCACCTGGACCCACAGGAGCTGCTTCTACTGTTGCTGGACCCCCTGGACCTACAGGACCAACGGGGGCAGCTTCTACTGTTGCTGGACCTACTGGACCTACAGGACCAACTGGTTTAACTGGTGCCCCAGGACCGACTGGACCTACAGGACCCACAGGGGCAGCATCTACAGTAGCAGGACCGACTGGACCTACAGGACCCACAGGACCAACTGGTTCTATTGGACCTACAGGGGCAACTGGTCCTACTGGACCTGCTGGACCTAACGTAACACCTAACAATATTGAGATTAATAACGGTTCACCAACAATTTATTTAAGAGATTCTGACAACAGAAGCTCAATGATTCATTGTAATAGTAGTACTTTTTATGTATTACGTGGTGATGGAAATAACTCATTGACTTGGGCAACGTTTAACGGAAACTGGCCCCTTACAATAAATCTTGAGAATAATGATGCAACCTTTGGTGGTAATCTTACAGCTGTTAGCAACGTAACAGCTTACTCAGATGAACGATTGAAGAAAGATTGGTCTTCATTATCACCAACATTTCTACAAGACTTGGCTAAGGTTAAATGCGGTACTTATACTCGTATTGATAGTGGTGAGCGTCAAGTGGGTGCTTCTGCTCAAGATGTTCAAAAGATTATTCCTGAAGCAGTTATGGAAGACTCTAATGGAACACTATCATTAGCTTATGGTAACGCTGCTTTAGTAGCTGTAATTAAATTAACAGAAGAAGTATTAGCTCTCAAAGAAGAACTAAGACAATTAAAAGAAAATAAATAAAGGAAATTATATGAGTTATTTACCACATTTTTGGATTAGACATAATGCTGTTCCAAGTGAACTATGTGAATTATTGTTAAAAGAAAGAGAGCAACTTGTTCAACAAGAAGCTACTATTGGTATTGAAGGTCAGAATCAAAATAATAACCTTCGTAAAACTAATATCGCTTGGCTACAAAAGAATCATTGGCTAGAAGCTGTTATGCTTAATAATATTAATTATGCAAACAAAGAAGCTGGTTGGAATTTTATAGCTACAGAGCCTGAGCAAGTTCAAATGGCTAAATATGAACAAGAAGGTTTTTATGATTGGCATATAGATACTTTCTTTCTTTCAAATACACCTACAGATAGAAAATTAACAGCAATAATTTTATTAAATGATCCTTCTGAATTTGAAGGTGGTCATTTAGAAATACAAAATAGTGGTGTTGACTTTGTTCCTTTACAAAAAGGTTCTATTGTCGTATTCCCTTCTTACTTACAACACAGAGCAACTCCAATAACTAAAGGTACACGTTACAGTGCTGCTTTATGGTTACACGGTCCTAGCTTTAGATAATTAAAATACCCCCTTAAACTTCGGTTTTTGGGGGTTTATTTTTGCGGGTTTTTGGGTATCTTATATAGAAGGCAAACAAAGAAAGGAAATCCATGAACAACGTTGTCTATCGTATTTATGATTTAAATAATAAGTACACGGGTACTACTACCCTATTATATGAAGCTAACAAGGCTAAATTAAATGGGTTTAAAGTAGTTGAATTTTTACTAAATTAATTTGCGGGTTTTTGGGTATCTTATATAGAAGTACAAACAACCAATGAAAGGAAGTAAAATGTTTGAATCAATTTGTATGAAAGCGATTGGCTTATTATTTGCTGTATCATTTGTATTTGCAGGATGGTTAATCGCAACAGAAGGCTTGACTCGTATTGGAGTACAGTTCTAATGATTAGATTAATTTTTGCAGCAGCGATGTTGTCATTATTAATTCATTTTGTTATGATTGGTGTATTTGTAACTATTATAGTTATCGGTACAGCTTTAGTAATAAGATTAGTTAATTATATTCAACAACAATTACCTAGAAAGGAAACACCTAAATGGGTATGGTAGTATATCACGGTACTAATGATCCGACAGCAGCATATGAGATTACTCAAGATGCTATTGAAGGAGAATTAAAAAGTTTATTTACAAGTCCAAGTAAATCTACTGCCAAAACATATGGACGCTTTATTGTTCGTCTAATTGTTGAAGGAGAAATCCCGAAGGTTAGAATGATTAATAAAAGAGGTAATTTACAATTAAAAGAAATTAATGGTTTAGAAATTTATTTTAAAAACTTTAATAAAGTAATTGTAAAGCAAGCTATCCTTGTAAGCTGAAAAGGTCTCCCCTTAGTTGTTGGGTGAGATCCAACAGCCTGATGAAGCATCTCAAAAAGGAGTTTTATGTTATTCTTTTCAAAAAGAAAACGTAGTAAATTACCAGCAATAGAATTGAAAAGATTTTATCAAGGTAATACAAGACGTTATCATCTCAAAGGTTATATGCCCGAGAGAATTAAATCAATTTAAATTAAGGAAATTAATCATGAGTAGATTTACAGAGAAGTTTAAAAAAGCAGGAAACTCAGTTGCTGAATACGTGTCAGACACTCGTACCCTTAAAGCAGGTATGGCTGTATTACTCTCAGAAGCAGCTTGGGTTGGTATTGGTGTAGCAACAGTTGCAATAGCCCCTAAAATACTAGGTGTTACTGTAGTAGGTGCAGGTTTAGCAACAACTGCAGCATTTGCAGGTGCTGGTGCTAAAATTGCAATTACAAGAATGTTCATGAAAAATGATCAACTAATTACAGAGGTTAAATAATATGGATACAATCGATACTAGCATTATTTTGACAGATCGTAAAGGTAACAAATATTATCCTATGAGTTGGTTGGTTGCTGATATAGCTTATGACTATGAGAAAGATAGTAAAGAATTCTACCGAGAATTAACTTACTACTTATCAGAAGGTCTAAAGTCTACAAAAGTCTTTGGTGCAAAACTAAAAGACACAGCCTTTCCCTATCGCAAGATATCTAAGAAAGAATTGAAAAATGTTCAAACTGTTGAAGCTGTTTAAAGAACGAATTCAAAAGGCAGAATTAGCAAGTAAAATTGCTTTAGAGGCTACTCAGGAATTAGTTCCATTAAAGGAAAAAGTAACTTTAGAAACATTTGAATTAAGTCCAGAAGAACAGACTAGTTTAAATAAGAAGGAGTTACTTTCTTTCCAAAGAGCAAAGGTAGGTGTAGAAGATGTACCTAAATTTGTTTCTAGATTGATGATTAAGAAGTCTTTACAAAAAGAAATCGAATATCGAAAAAAGTATAAGGAGTGGAGAATGGCTTATAGTCATGCTTACTTTGAAGCTTTAAGTAGAATCGAAAGAAGTTGTGCTGAGTAGTTTAAGCCCTCATTTAATATTTTCCGAAAGGATTATATTAGGTGGGGGCTAATTACTTATTTTTTTTCAATCTCACAAAATAATTATAATAAAGGAGATTTATGGCAACAATGCAAAAAGATACATTTTTATTATTAACACTTTTAACTTTATTTTCAGTGGTTATTTCACCACTTCCAGTATGGCTTAGTCTTATCGCAGGTATTAGCTATTATGTGTTTACAGGTGATATCAAGATGAAAGAACAAGCACAGTGATTAGTGTGTTTAGTTTCTTTTTATTACTAGCAATATTTTTATTAGTTGTAGTTAACCTTCCGAAGTCTATTAACAGGAGAAAACCATAAAACAGAAATTGATTGAATCTATAAAAGAAAGACTCAACAATGAAGTAAGTAGGCAGAACCCTTTAATCTGGTTAAAAAATGAAGGTAAAGAAGCTAAAGAAGTAGATTTTAATGATATTATTGATTCTGCTGTTTCAGTAATTTATTTATATACTAGAGATGATGAACCTGCTCTGCTAGTAGAGATGATTACCGCTATAGGTAATTCCATTAGAGATAAGTATGAATTAAGACGAGATACCGCTAGTAGCGCTAGAATAGGTGCTTTCTTACTTTATTCATTTGAATTAAATAATATATTAAAAACTAAATTAGCGAAGGGTTCTAACGGTCATAATACTTACATTGTCGAAATTTTAAATGAAGAAGATTTAAGTAAATTATGGGCAACAGTTAAAGCAGAGAAAACTGAAAAGTTACCATCTTTAACTCCGTATGCTGATTGGGTATCGGGTAAACATGAAACAGGTGTACTAATGGTTAAGACTAATAGTAAAGAAGTTATTAGTAGTCTAGATCCACAGGAACAACCTATGTTATTTGAATGCTTAAATCGATCACAAAGAACTGGTTGGCAAGTAAATGAAGCTGTATTAAGTTTATTCTCTTGGGCGTTAAGAAACAAAGCAGAAGCTTTTGCTGATATTTGGGAACTACAAAACCCAGAAGCCAAAGCATCTAAACTAAGAGAAGCAAAAACAGTAGAGTCTATTGCACAAAGGATGTTAAACAAAACTTTCTATCATATGTATTATTATGATTTTAGAGGTCGAAAATATCCTGCAACAGCATATTTCCATGAACAAGGGGCTGATGGTGCAAAAGGTCTATTGCTAAGGCAAGATAAGAAAGCAATAGGTGAACAAGGTTTCTTCTGGCTATTAATTAGTATAGCATCTAATTGGGCTGGTGATTCTGGTAATGATCGTAAGACAGATAAAATCCCTTTAAATGATCGAGTACATTGGGTTCTTGATAACAAAGAAATTATATTGTCTTATGCTAATGAACCCAAAGTAAACCAAGGATGGATGAATGCTGATAAACCTTGGCAGTTCTTGGCTGCTTGCCTTGAGTACAAGAAAGTAGTTGATTGGGAAGAAGCAGGAAACGATCCATATGAGTTTGAAAGTAGTTTAGAATGTTTTATTGACGGTTCTAATAATGGTTCACAACATTTATCAGCTTTAACTCATGATGAAGAAACAGCACCACATGTTAATTTAGTTCCACTGGTTTATCCTGGTGATTTATATAAATATGTTGCTGATCATGTTTGGTTACGAATCAATGCTCAAACAGCTAAACTATCTCGTAGAGAAAAAGCTAAGTATGATAATGTTATAGATACATTAATTGACTTAAAACAATCTATACAAGCAGCACCTCTAAAGTCTGATAGACGAAAAGAATTAATTGAAGAAATTAAAAAGTTCAAGTTAACTCATAAAGATGATATCAGAAAAGCATCTTGCGTGTATTGGTCTCGTATTACAGACGAAAAACACAGAAGAAAAGTTGTTAAAAGAAATGTAATGACTTTACCTTATGGCGGTACTGCTTATGGCTTAGGTCAACAACAAATTGATGATGCTCGTAAACACGGTATTGATCAGCTAATGTCTATGGAACATATTTGGGGTTCTTATATTGGTCGTGAAGTATTTGAAGATTGTAAAGAATCTTTGAGAAGACCTATGAGACTCTTAAGTGTCTTTGAAGAAGCTGGTCGTAAGGCTGAAGCTAAAGTTGAGTTCTTAAGATGGAAAGTACCTATTACTAACTTCCCTGTAGTACAGCATTATACCGAAGGTACTGTAAAATTAACTTGGGTACAATATGGTCCTATTATTAATCCAAAACCTAATGGTGAAAATGATAATAGTCTAAGATTATCTGTATGTTACCCTGAGTTACCAAAACCAGCAAAAGGAAAGCAATCACAAGCTGCTTCTCCAAATGCTATTCATAGTCTTGATGCTGCACATTTAACAATTGCAACTTGTAGAGCAGACTTTCCAATAACAACTATTCATGATTCATTCGGTTGTTTACTTGGAGATATGCCTGAATTATTCTGTTTAATCAGAGAAACATTTGTTGAGTTATATCAAGCAGATCCACTAACTAGCTTAATGGAAGACATTAACGGTGATGTTTCTAATGTAGAATTAGGCACACTTAATGTAGAAGAAATATTAGAATCAGAGTATGCTTTTGCTTAAAAGCAGAGTATGCCCTGAAAATTAACCCTAAGAGTGTTGGGTGAATTATTTAACACTAATTAAATTTATAAGGAATTAAAAGCAATGGCTATTTTGAAGAACGTAGAAATCTGGTATACTAAATTAGATCCAAAGAAACCTAATACAAAGTTTAATAAAGAACAACCAACATGGGAAGTTCAACTACGTACTCGTGATAAGAAACAAGCACAAGAGTGGAAAGATTTAAACTTAAAAGTCAATACAGATACAGATGCTGATGAGAAAGTGTTTTATCGTGTTAACTTAAAGAAGAAGTCTAAGAAGAAAGATGGTACTCCTGTAGAGCCTGTTAAAGTAGTTAACGGTGCTTTAGATGCTATTGATCCAAATACTATTGGTAATGGTTCAATCGGTAATGTTCGTATCTTTCAATATGAGTACGGTGAAGAAAGTAAAATTGCATCAATGCTAATGGCTATTCAACTTACAAAACATGTTGTATATGAGCCTAAACCTAGCGAAGATGACTTTGAGATGACAGAAACAATTGTCGAGAAAACAGCAGATTCATTTGAAGACAACGGTGTAGAAGATCCTGAATTCTAATGCAAACAACTACATTTAAGGTAGTATTCAAAGATAAGTTTAGTATAATAGACATGGAACAATTTAAATTAATGGCTGGCGCATTTGGATTCCAAGTTGCTCAGACAGATTATATTGTTTATGCTGAACCTCAGAACGGTGAAACAATTAGAGACCTTATAAAGTTTCTTTGTTACACCTTTCATGAGGATACTGAGCATATCGGTTTAATTGAAGAAATAAAACAATATGAATTAGACGATATTATTGAGGATTAGATGTTAGTTATTACAGACATAAAGGGAAAGACCAATGTTAAAAGTCTAGAAGACGCTGTTTGTTTTGCCGTATTAAGACTGTTACCTAAAAGACGTAAAAACTTATTTATCGATATTGACTTATGTTTATTAGATAAATGGGGTTATTGTAATGAGATAGATGATAATAATTACTTAATTGAAATTAGAAAAACTTTAACTTTTGATTCTGTATTATCAACGCTATTTCATGAAATGGTACATGTAAAACAAATGATTCATAAAGAAGAAATTAACGAAGATGAAGCCTATGAACTAGGCGACAAACTTTTTAAGGAATTTAAAAATGTACAACCATAAACAGTACACATATTTGGCTGGTCCGATGGAAGGACTAACCTATGAGCAAATGACAGGTTGGCGAAAGAAAGCCTCTGAGCAATTATGGCTAAGAGATATTGACACCCTAGATCCTACAAGACGAATATCTTACCATGATCAAGAGAAAAATGATTATACTGCTAACAGAGTAGTTAAACATGATTTGCAAGATATTGCTTATAGTACAGTAGTTCTTGCTGATTTGAGAGATAGTCTCCCAGGTCGTAAATGGGGTACAGTATGTGAGATTGCACACGCTCATACTAAAAATAAAATCATTGTAGTCATTACTGACCCTACTCAATTTAAGCATCCATTTATAGAATATTATGCAACAGAGATTCATCACAATTTAGAAGATGCTATCGATGCAGTAGTAACATACTATGGATAAGTTTAATAAGAGAGTATTGCAGTATTTATTTTTAACAAGCACTTCAATCGAAGAATTTTGTTCTAGATATGAAGAGAATATAGAGAGTAGAAAAATGTTTCTATTGTTAAATAAAATTAAAGCTTCAGATTTCTTTCTCGAAGAAGAAGAATTCCAAGCTTCATTAGATGAATTTGGTGTTAAATTACATGAAGGTTATCCTACAGCCCTAACAAGAGCTGCTCTAGAGTTTATGGCTATTGAAGCCTGTATTCCTGGAGACATCGTAGAATATACAGCAATTACTAGAGTTGACCATCAAGGTTATGGAGGTCTAAATGGCTAGTTATACAGTCGTGTTTTGCTCTTATGGTTATATAACTGTAGAAGCTGAAGATGAAGATAAAGCTATTAGTAAAGCTTATCAAGAATCAACATGGGATCATTTTGAAACACCTGAATATATTAGAATAGAGGAAAATGAAGATGCCTAATTGGTGCGCTAACGGGTTACAAATTACTGCTACTACTGAAGAGCAGAAAGAGAAGTTAAAAGAACTTTCAGAATATGTCAAAAATGATAATAAATTGATTTCTTTCTTTTATCCTTGTCCTCCAGAACTTATGGAAACCACAGCAGGTTTCTTTGGAGATACAGAGGAACAAAAGCAATTAGAATTAAAACAAGAAAGCAACCTAGAGAAATATGGTGCTAAGGATTGGTATGACTGGCAAGTAGCTAATTGGGGTACTAAGTGGGATCCTGACTTACATGACTTCACCTTTGATATTGATTGTTTTGAATGTTTCTTTGATTCAGCTTGGAGTCCCCCAATTGAGTTCTACAACAAACTAGTTGAAGAGGGTTACTTAGTAACAGCTACTTATAATGAAGGTGGTTGTGACTTTATTGGTTGGTATGATGACGGTGATGATAATTGTCTTAGTTGGAGTGAAATTAGAGATGAATACGAAGAACAATTTACACAGCTACAAGACAGCCCTAAGCCTGAAAACGAAGATTCAGATGAACGATGGGAATGGAATAGTATGCTAACTGATTTCTCTCAAGAAAAATTCTTTGAAGATCAAGGATTATCTGAGCTTACACCTAACGGATGGGGAGGTTGATATGCCTAAATATAGAATTCTTACAACTAATACTGTTGTATACGAACACATAGTAGAAGCAGATACAGAAAAAGAAGCTATTCAAATTGTTGATGATGGTGACTCTGATTGTGATTGGTTAGATGCACACACTTACGAAATTGAATCAGTAGAGAGGATTGAAGATTAATGCCGTATATCGAAAAGAAATCTAGAAATTATTTAATTGAAAGTCCTGTAGGTTTAATCAAACCAAAAGATGCGGGTGAATTGAATTTTGTATTAACAACAATTGTACATAATTTTCTTAAACGTAATGGGAGTGCTTTAACAGGTTATTCTGCTCGTTATCAAGATTATAATGATGCTATTGGCGCATTAGAGGGTGCTAAGTTAGAGTTATACCGAAGACACATTGCACCTTACGAAGATAAAAAGATTATTGAAAATGGAGATGTTTAATGTATAATGTATACACAACCTTTGTAAATGATAAACGATATAATATCCATTTCCGCTTTGAAGCTGCTGAAAAAGAGTGGTATGAAATCAATTCTGAGAATAAATACATTCTTGTAGAAGATGCTGAATCAGATATTATTAGAGGTAAAATTAGTAATGATGAAGACTTAGAAGGTTATCGTAGAGGTTTAGAGGTAGGTACCGCTTGGAAACAGTGGGATCCTTTCGAAGAACATCGAGAGTTAACAGCCGATAATCGAGTTAAAGTAGTAGAAAATACTTTCTGGGATGATTATTCGGATAAATGGAGCCTCAGCAATACACAAGACTTTGGACAAGAAACAGATGCTATTAATCCTGCTCATTACCAAGATGTAGTTCCTGGAATGCAGTACATGGAATGTATGCAGTATATGCTAAAAGATTTTAATGGTGTTGAATCTCATTTACTTGGTCAAGTATATAAGTATCTAATGCGATTGAAAAAGAAAGATCCTGTACTACAAGATTCAAAGAAAGCATTATGGTATCTAGAAGAACTAGTTAAGTACTATGAGACAGGCGAAGTTAATCTTAAAGACAAAGGAAGAAAATAATGAGTAAAATTACTAAAGAAGTTAATGACGTTACAGTTGAATTCTGTACTAATGGCTTTGTATTAAAAGCGAGCGGTCGAGATGATAATGATGATTGGGTTGAAGACAAAATTATTTGTTTAAGCTTAATTGATTTAACATCAGAAATTAACAACTACAGAAAGTTTTACGATGACAAGTAATATTATAGCTAGCGAATTAGGTACTATCGTATATGAGTCAGCAGGGTGGGATCCTTTAGATCTTTGTGAAATTGTATATACAAATAATAAAATTCATATTTATAACTTAGATTTGGAACTTCGGAAAAGAGAAACAGCTCGTGAGCAAATTAATCGTTGATATAGAAACAGATGGTCTATTAGATACTTTAACTACAATGTGGTGTATGGTCACTCGTGATGTACAAACAGATGAAGTGAAGGTTTATCTAAAAGGCGATCTATCATGGCAACAGGATTTAAACCAAGAAGGTAATGTGTTAATTGCACACAATGGTCTTGGATTTGATTTCCCTGCGCTAAAGAAATTATTTGGTTGGGAACCAACTGTAAAAATTCATGATACAATGCTAATGTCTCAAGTATTAAACTATATGAGATTTAATGGTAAACATTCATTAGCAGCTTGGGGTGAATTCTTAAGTTGTCCAAAAGGAGAATTTAGTGAATTCTCAAAGTTCTCAGAGGAAATGCTAGAATATTGTAAACAAGATACACTAGTAAATGTAAAGATTTATAAATGGCTAATGGCTGAGTATAAAGAGCAAGTGGCGAGAAAACCCTTATTACAAAAGTCATTACAAAATGAACATGCAACTGCTAAGTTTTGTGCTGATGCAGAATTAGCAGGGTGGGAATTTGACTTACCAAAAGCAAAGATTATCAAGGCTGAAATGGAAGCCCAAATGAAAATTGCTGAAGATAAATTGAATCCTAAGTTAAGAAGAAAGTTTAAGGGTATCGATGTTAAAGAAGGTCTTGATGCAGGTAAGGAATGTAAATGGATTAAGTCAGGTGATTATGCTAAAGCTACTTGCGATTGGTTTGGTGTTCATCCTAGTGAAGGTAAAACTACACGACCTATCCTAGGTTCTTATTGCAGAGTTGAACAACTAGAACCCGATATCGGTTCAATGGAATCCGTAAAAGAGTATTTATATTCTATTGGCTGGGTTCCTGATGATTGGAATTGGAAAAAGATTGGTAGAGAGTTTATTAAAGGTTCTCCAAAATTAACTACCTCTAGCTTAGAAAAATTAGGAGAGGATGGTTTATTATTAGATGAATATTATACAACTAGATCACGTCATTCAATTCTTGAAGGTTGGATTAGTAACTTGGATAGTAATGGTAGACTTCACGGTAGCTGCTTTACTATATCTACACCTACAGGTAGAGCACGACATTCAGGTATTGTAAACGTTCCTGGAGCAGATGCACCCTGGGGTAAAGGTATTAGAGAACTATTCATAGCAAAACCGGGTTATAAAGTAGTTGGTGCCGATTCTTCAGGTAATCAATTTAGAGCATTGTGTCATTATCTAAAGAATGATGATTATACAAATACTGTTCTTAATGGTCGTAATGAAGATGGTACAGATGTACACTCAGTAAATGCTAGATTATTAACTGAGATTATTGGTGAAGAAGTTTCTCGTAAAACAGCGAAGCCATTTATTTATGCTTTCTTATTTGGTGGCGGTGGAGAAAAATTAGGATTAATTCTGACAGGCAAAAGAGATCGAAAGATTGGTCAAAAAGCTAAAGATGAGTTTATTCGTAAGGTTCCTGGATTGTATGAGTTGACTCGTAAGATTCAAGAGATCTATCATAAAACAGAAGCTCAAGGTAATGCTTGGATTCCTGCAGCGGATGGTAGAAGAATCTTTTGTGATTCACCTCATAAAGCTCTAAACTATTTATTACAATCATTTGAAGCTATTTCTTGTAAGGCTGCTGTAGCTTATGCTATGGAAAAGTTTAAAGAAAGAAACTTAGATGTTACACCATTGATTTGGTATCATGATGAATTTGAAGTAGAGTGTCCAGAATCACAAGTAGAAGAAGTTCGAGACATTATGGTTGAAGCCTTTAGAGAAGCAGGTAAAGACTTCGGTATGATGATTTTAGATGGTGAAGGTAAAATTGGAGATAATTGGTATGATGTTCATTAATAAAAATGTAATGACAGTAGCAGATCAAGAAGCTTATGCTTTGAAATTATTAGACACTATTAGTATCATTGATCCTGATGCTATTGTAGCAGGTGGGGCACCGAGAGATTGGCACTATAATCGATTAGCAAAAGATTTAGATATTTTTATTGTTGGGAAGCAATTTGAATGTCGAACATCTATTGTAGAACGATTACAAAAATTAGGCTTTCAAGTAGAGGATGTTACAACAACTTCTACTAATTATTTAGAAGATAATCGAGGAATTAGTGGTGTTTTTAATCTAAAGAACACAGTAGTTCCTGCACAAATTATTTATTGTAGCAGAGATCCTCGTCTTATGATTTATGATTTTATGGTTAGTATTTCTAAAATCTACATGAATACAGATGGTCAAATTTATACTAAAGAAGAGTTTAGAGTTGGTGATAAATTTAATTGTATTTTTGTTGATGGCAAAGCTGATATGAAATATGTCGATAAAATTGTAGCTAAATACCCAAGAATGAAAGTTGTATTCCAAGAAGAAGGTTTCGGACTATAATGAAGGTATTTGTATATTATAATCTTCATAAAAAATGTTTAAGTCTTAAAGCTATGGAAGGACCGAATAAAGGTCGTGTTATTGCACACAGAGACTCAGTAACATTAGTTAATGGAAAATTTAAAGTTTCAGAAGCTGGAAGGCAAAGAGTGTTAAAAGAAAAAAGAAAGAATGTACACGCTGGAGTCCTAGGTGATATCAGCGATAAACAATTTAATCTAAATACAAGAGTAACTTATAATCCCTATAAATTTAATAGTTTTGTAAAGGCAGATAGTTTAGAACCTATTTATGAATTTACTTCTGCTGAATTAAAAGGTAGAGTTATTTATGTGGAGTAAAATAATAATTTTTGCCTTAATAGGGTTATTATTATCAGGTTTATTTAACTTATTAATATATAGTATATTATCAATATTACTAATTGTTATATTGTTCTCGTTAGGTTCATATTTAATAAAAGGAAATTAATGTTTAAAATAATCAATACTATTTATAATTTATTCACGAATAGTCGTAGCTATTATACAAATTCTGCATTATGGCGAATTAATAATAATACAAATATAATTGAGCTAGTTGTACTTAACAGCCCTATGCCCGTGTCTAAGATTACATATGATACAAAATCGAAAAATTATCGATTACATATGAGTAGACTTAAAAAGCTAGGAAGTCTAATACCAACCAATAGGGTTGCCCTGAAGATTAACCCTTAACCAATTAGGATGTAAAGTTGGAAGAAAATAATAAAAAGAACTATGCCATTATTGATGGTGACGTAGTCGCATATCACGCTTGTTCGGATACAGTTATAAAAGATGACTTTGGAAATAAAACCTATATTCCAGTTAAAAATGCTGAAGAAGCTTTTGAAAAGTTTAAGGTTTTAATTGACAGTTTAGTAGAGATTTGTTTTGCTGATGATTATCTTTGTTCTGTAAAAGGTCAAGGTAATTTTAGACAAGATATATTTCCTGAATATAAGGCTCATCGTAATACAGGTTCTGTAGACAAAAGAAAAGAACTAGTACCAGATGTAAGATTAATGGCGATTGAAGCAGGTATTGCCGTTCCTGCTCATAACAGAGAAGCTGATGATTATGTGCGTATTTGGGCTGAAGAATGTAGAAGAAACGGTGATAACTTTGTAATTTGTTCTATTGACAAGGATTTACTATGTATTCCTGGAAAGCATTATCTAATTCATAAACAACAGTTTGTGGATGTTTCTGAGGATCAGGGTAATTTCTTTTATTGGAGACAAGTATTACAAGGTGATGCAACAGATAATATTCAAGGTATTCCTGGGATTGGTCCCAAGAAAGCTGAAAAGATTCTTGTAGATTGTGATACTAATGAAAAAAGAGAAGCTGCAGTTGTTGGAGCTTATAAGAATTATTTCAAAGAAGAGTGGTATGATCGTTTACTACTAAATGGAAAGTTGATTCATATACAAAAAGATATCAATGATTACTTTAGTTTAGATCGGTCTAAATATGAATAATGGTCATTGGTTATTTCCTGAAGACTTAGACCATGAAAAAGCATGTGGCTTTGTTTATGTGATCAGAGATAAAGAATCAGGGATGATGTATATCGGTAAAAAGTATTTCCGTGGAAATGGAAAGCTTAATAAAGGAAAAGAGTCTAATTGGAAGAGCTATGCAAGTTCTTCTAATGAACTAAAAGCTCGAATGAAAGAGCTAGGTAAAGATAAATTCGAATTTCATGTATTAGAACAATACTACACAAGAGGTGGAGTAAGTTGGGCAGAAACATGGAGTCAAACAGTAGTAGAAGTTCCCTCTAATAATCACATTTGGTATAATAGATTTATTGATAAGGTGACGTGGAAATCTACAGAAACGATAACAGATAGACATAAAGAACGTCTACGTAACTTATTAGAGGAGTACTATAAATGACATCATTTATTTTAATTATTGCAGGTTTAGCTTTGATGATTGGTCAAGGCATTAATGTGTTATTCATTCAACAACAACAATTAAACTCAAGTGATATATTGCTTATATCAGTACTATTAACACAATTTGGAACATACATTCATGGGAAAAATCGTAAAAAAGAATCAACCATGTAGATCAAACAGCTGTGGAAGTTCAGATGCTATGCAGATTTATGAAGACGGATCTGCTTTCTGTTTCTCATGCCAAACACCTTTTAAAGCAGATGTTATTGAGAAAGATAATTTTGTGGAAACAACAAATAAGAATGAGCTTCATGAGGTAATGTCTACCTTAGAATCAAGAGGTTGTAAAGCTAGAGGTATCACAAAGAGAGTATCTGAATTCTTTGGCGTAAAAGTTAGCTATGACACTAGTGGTGAAATTGACACTTATTATTACCCGTATGGAGATAAAGACAATCCTGCAGGTTATAAAGTAAGAGAGTTACCAAAAGCATTTCGTTGTATTGGTAAACTAAAAGGTTTGTTTGGTCAAACTAACTTTAGTAGTGGTAAAAGATTAGTAATTACAGAGGGTGAATTTGATGCTATGGCTGTAGCACAAGCTTTCTTAGAACATTATGGAAATATTTATCCTGTAGTATCTATCCCAGCCGGTGCGGGTTCACATAAGTTTCTTTTAGAAGAACGAGAGTGGATCAGAGGCTTTGATGAAGTCATCCTTATGTTTGATATGGATGATGTAGGTAAGAAAGAAGTAGAAGCAGCTGCTCGAGTAGTTGGTGCTGACAAGGTAAAGATAGCTCATCTTCCTGAAAAAGATCCTTGTGATGTATTAATTAAACATGGTTATAAAACGTTATTAAGGTCTGTATGGGATGCTAAACAATGGTCTCCTGCTGGTATTCTTAATCCTGAAGATATTTGGAAACAATTAGAAGAATACAATACAATTCAATCTATTCCCTATCCTGGTTGTATAGATGGTTTAAATAGCAAATTGAAAGGTATGAGATTAGGTGAAATTACTCTTTGGACTTCTGGTACTGGCTCTGGTAAAAGTACTATTCTTAGGGAGATACTTGTTCATCTTCTTGACGCTACTCCTGACAAGATTGGAGTTATTTCTCTTGAAGAATCTCCTGCTGAAACTGCCAGAAAATTGTCTGGGATGGTTCTTAATAAAAACCCTTCAGCAGAGGAGATCCCACTTGAAGAACTTAGAGTTGGTTTTGATAAGGTCTTCGGGGATGGTCGAGTCGTTGTCTTAGATCATCAAGGTTCTATTAATGATAGCTCTATTGTACAACAATTAGAGTTTATGTGTTTAATGGGTTGTAAATATTTATTTATTGATCATATCACAATTCTAGTTTCTGAAGGTGCAGATGGTTTAGAAGGTAATGCTGCTACCGATAAAGTAATGAATGACTTACTTCGCCTAGTCAAGAAACATAATGTTTGGATTGGGTTGATTAGTCATTTGAGAAAAACTAGCGGTCAGGGTAAATCTTTTGAAGAAGGTAAATTAGCTTCTTTAGATGATATTCGTGGCTCAGGCTCTATTAAACAGATCTCAATGGATATCGTAGCCTTTGCTAGAGACATGTTAAATGATGATGAAACAAAAAGAAACTCAATTAAAATGAGAGTACTAAAATGTCGTTACACTGGCTTAACAGGTAATGTTGGTGGTGCTAAATATGACCATAAAACAGGTAGATTACAAAACTTAAACCTTTCGGAATTTGAAAATGAATTTGAAATTTGATAAGCTGTTTTTAACTATTGCAAGTGAAATAGCAAAACTATCACATGCTAGACGAGCACAAGTAGGTTGTGTTCTAGTTAAAGAAGGAAATATACTTTCTTTTGGGTATAACGGTATGCCCTCTGGGATGGATAACAACTGTGAAAATGAATTATATGCAAACGGTGAATTGAAATTTTTAGAGACTAAACCAGAAGTATTACATGCTGAAACCAATGCTATTGCTAAACTAGCTAAAACAGGTCATAGCTCTTTAGATGCTACAGCATATGTTACATTATCACCTTGCATCAATTGTGCAAAATTGCTTTATCAAGCAGGTATTAAAAGAGTAGTGTATAAACAAAAACACGATGGTTCTGATGGTGTTGGATTTCTTGAAAAAGTAGGTGTAGAAACTTATTATTGGGAAGATTCACTAGATGTCTAAAACTAGAAATAGGTATAACACTAAAGAGTACGATAAAACACCACCTAGTATTGTTAAAACTAAAAAATATAAGATGAGCGAAGAGGAGAGTGAATTCGAAATGAATCACTTGGATGAACTCACAGAAACGGAAAAGCATGAAGAAACACTTAGGGATTAAAATTGATTACGAAAGAAATAAAAGTTTTAGCGAGCAAGCATTAAGTTTATTAAAAGATTACTATTGTCTTAAAAATGAAGATCCACAAGAGGCATTAGCGAGAGCATCCGTTGCGTATTCTTACGGTGATTTAGCTTTTGCACAAAGAATTTATGATTACGCAAGTAAACGATGGTTTATGTTTTCTAGTCCAGTATTATCAAATGCACCACTACCTAACGAGAAACCAAAAGGATTACCTATCTCTTGTTTCCTAACTTATGTAGATGACACACTAGAATCTTTAATTGAGCATAACTCAGAAGTTTCTTGGTTGTCTGTTAAGGGTGGCGGTGTTGGTGGACATTGGTCTACAGTAAGAGCCTCCTCAGACAAAGCACCGGGACCTATCCCCTTCTTAACAGTTGTTGATTCTCAAATGACAGCCTATAAACAAGGTAAAACTAGAAAAGGATCTTATGCAGCCTATCTTGATATCTCTCATCCTGCTATTGTGGAGTTCATTAATATTCGGGTTCCTACTGGTGGGGATGCAAATAGGAAGTGTTTTAACCTATTTAATGCGGTAAATATCACAGACGATTTTATGAATGCAGTAGACAAGGGTCTTCCTTGGAATTTATTGTGTCCTGATACTAAACAAGTTGTTGAAACTATTCCAGCAAGAGAACTCTGGCAAAGATTATTAGAGGCAAGATTTAGAACAGGTACTCCTTATATTAATTATATTGATACTGCAAATAAGTCTCTTCCAGAATCACAAAAGAAATTAGGTCTTAGTATCAAAGGTAGTAACTTGTGTAATGAAATCCATTTAGTTACAGACAATGAAAGAACAGCAGTTTGTTGTTTAAGTTCAGTTAACCTTGAGACTTACGATGAATGGAAAGATTCATCTATGATTAAAGATATGGTTAAATTGCTAGATAATGTACTAGAGTACTTTATTGAGCATGCACCAGATGATATTAGCAAAGCCAAGTATAGTGCTCAAAGAGAGCGTGCTATTGGTATTGGCGCTATGGGTTTCCATGGCTATCTACAACAACACAATATTGCTTGGGAAAGTGTAACAGCTTCTATTGCTAATGATAAAATATTTAAATCAATGTATAAACAAGCTGAAGAAGCTACACTTGAACTTGGTAAAGAAAAAGGTGAAGCACCTGATATGGTTGGTACAGGCAAGCGTAACAGTCATTTGTTTGCTATTGCTCCGAACGCTAACAGTTCTATTATTTGTGGCTGTAGCCCTAGTATTGAGCCTTCCAAGTCTAATGCTTTTACTCACCGCACTCGTGCAGGTGCGCATCTCGTCAAGAACAAGTATTTGGAAAAAATCCTTCAAACATTAGATAAGAATACAGATGAAGTATGGAAGACTATTATTAACAGTGATGGCTCTGTACAGCATTTAGATTTCTTAGATGAACAAAACAAAGCAGTATTTAAAACAGCTTTTGAATTAGATCAGCATTGGGTTGTAGAACATTCTGCTAAACGACAAAAATATATTTGTCAAGGTCAGTCTGTAAATTTATTCTTCCCAGCTGGAGTAGATAAGAATTATGTGAATTCTGTTCATTTAAAATCTTATAAAGATGGATTAAAAGGTTTATACTATTTACGAACTTCAGCAGGTGTTACAGCTGATAAAGTAGGTGTAGAGAAGCAAAGGGTGGCATTGAAAGATGCTGATGAATGTTTAAGCTGTCATGGATGATAAATGAGTTTAACAAAACATAATATTACGTACAAACCATTTCAATACCC